ATAAAAGAAATGAATTATGGTATGTGATGAAAGGTGAAGTTGTTATGAATGGGGTAGTTCAAAAAGAACATGGACCAGCATTTTTAATACCGAAAGGATATTGGCACCTTGCAAAAAATGTCTCTGATAAACCATGTCATATTCTAGAGTGCCAGTATGGTGAAGAATGTATAGAAGATGATATTGTAAGACAACCCCTAACTGATACTGAAGAACAATGGCTGGCAGAAAGTTTAGGATTAAAAGACTATACGAATGACTAATATGCACTAAAATAATGCATATATATGCACTAAAATAATGCATAAAAAAAGTGAAAAAAACGCTTGACATACATCTGAAAATACCATATAATCCATGTATATAACACTATGGAGTAAACTATGAAAATTGCAAATAAATTAACAGAATCTATGATGACAGCTTTAGAAGAAACAAAAGTTGAAAATGTATTAAATCAAGAACAAGGATTGACATTCATATATGCTTTGATGAAAGGAAGAAACTACACTAAATTACATAGAGACTTTTTAACAGTAAAATAATTATGCCAAAATGTATGCATTTAGTACCAGGAATGACCAACCTGGTTACTAAAAAATCTAAGGTCAAAATTACGAAGGCGAAGATGGTCGAATTGAAAGAAGACCACAGACTTCATAATAAGAAATATAAAAAAGACCCACATCTAGCACCTATCATGGTGATGGATTTTGACACATATGTAAAATTCAGATTCGGCAAACTTAAATCTAAAAAGAAAGACAGAGGCCAATATGTAGGCGAACCTATGATTAATAATAGAGTATCACCACCTAGAACAGAAACTAAAGTAGAACCTCATGTATGTGCGAAGAAAGAACCTAAAGTATATGATGGCGAAAGAAAACTTATCGGTATCGGCATGTTGCACAAATCAAATCTAGTACCTATTTTTGACAAAGAACATGCAAAAGATATCGCAAAAATGCGAAGATAAAACCGACACAAAAATTTCATAAAGACTTAACACAAATGTTAGGTCTTTTTTTATACATATTATCGTACAAACAAAAGGAGATATTATGAAAAAATTATTGTTCATCCCAATACTACTCTCACTATCCAACCTTGCCTTTTCTGGTCCATATTTAATGTCAAAACACGAATTTAAAATGAAAGATTCGGATTATGATAAGACAGTAAATCATGTAAGATTAGGTAACAGCTGGAAAACTGAAAGTGGTCTTAAATTATACGGCGAAGTAGGTGTTGTAGAATCAATAAAGAACGGCAACGGACTTTTTGATGGCGACGCTGGCACATCTTATGAATTTGGATTTAAGAAAAAGATTACAGATTCATTCTCTTGGAAAGGCAAATGGGAAGGTATGGAATTACCTAATTCTTCTCATGGGCATAAAATAGAAATCAAAACAAAATGGAAATTCTAAAATGAAAAAAATCTTAATTGTCCCATTATTATTTTCTTTATCAAACATATCAATTGCTTCAGATGTAGTAAAGGTTGTTGGTTCATCAACAGTCTATCCTTTTGCTACAGTTGTTGCAGAAAATTTTGGTAGAGGAACTGAACATAAAGCACCTATCATTGAATCAACAGGTTCAGGTGGTGGTTTAAAACTATTCTGTGCAGGTAAAGGTCCTTCTACACCTGACATAACAAATGCTTCAAGAAGAATAAAATCTAAAGAAGTTAAACTATGTGCAAAAAACGGCATTACTAATATAACCGAAAATAAAATAGGTTTTGACGGAATCGTTTTTGCAAATGTAAAGACTTCTGAAAGATTAAACATTACAAGAAAAGACTTGTATCTTGCTCTTGCAAAAAACATACCTTGTGGTCTACAAGATGGTGTTACTTGTGAGAATAACAACAAGACTTGGAAAGATGTAAGAAGTGATTTGCCTAATACAAAAATACAAGTATATGGTCCACCACCAACATCTGGTACTAGAGACGCTTTTGCTGAATTAGCACTAGGCGGTGGTTGTAAACAAATACCATGGATAAAAAAACTTAAAAAGAAAAATAAGAAAGAATTTAAAAAACTCTGCTATACAGTTCGTGAAGATGGTGCATATGTAGAGGCAGGAGAAAACGATAATCTAATAATACAAAAACTACAATCAGCACCTGATTCATTTGGAGTATTTGGTTTTAGTTTCTTAGACCAAAATACTGATACAGTTCAAGGAAGTATCGTAGATGGTGTTGAACCTACATTTGATAATATTGCAAGTGGAAAATATAAAGTATCTCGTTCATTATACTTCTATGTTAAAAATGACCATGTTGATGTAAAACCAGCAATTCATGAATTTGTTAAATTTTTCATGAATGAGGATGCTATAGGTGATGAGGGTTATTTAATAGATAGAGGGTTGATACCTTTACCTAGTGAAGAAAGAAGTAAATATATTGCAGACGCTAAAAGCTTGACAAAATTACAATATTAAGATATAATCCATTATAAATAATAGTAGAAGTCGCCATAATGGGGCTTCTACTAAAACTTGCTTAACAAAGGAGGAAACTATGACGGTATTTAGTTCATTACATCCGTTTACAATAGGTTATGATGATGTCTTTAAACATTTTGAGACATTGTTAGAACATCAACAACCAAACTATCCACCATACAACATTGTAAAGACAGGTGATTATTCACATGTTATCGAAGTTGCATTGGCTGGTTATTCTAAGGCAGAGGTAGATGTTATTGTTCAAGAAAATTTCTTAACAATTAAATCATCTGATTTACCTACAACAGAAAAACCTAAAGATAATGTTGTTCACAAAGGCATTGCTAAGAGGGCGTTCAAAAGAACATTTACCCTTGCAGAGGATGTCGTTGTAAATGACGCTGTGTTGAAAGATGGTCTTCTTAGAGTGGAACTTGAAAGAGTTGTACCCGAAGAAAAGAAACCTAAAGTAATCAAAATTAAGTAAACACTAAGTATCAACCAGCATTGACAAATCGTGCTGGTTGATATATAATGTACAACATATATAATTAACAAGTGAGAATATATTATGCAATTATCAAGTGATACAATTAATGTCTTAAAAAACTTTGCTGATATCAATCAGAATATCTTAGTTAAAGAAGGCACTACATTAACAACAATATCAACAATGAAAAACATATTAGCAGAGGCTGATATTTCTGATACAATTCCTAAAGAATTTGCTATCTATGATTTACCAGAGTTTCTAAGGGCGATTGACATGTTTCAAAAACCTTCTTTAGACTTTGATGGTGAATCGCATGTAGATATCGCAGACGGAAATTCTAAACAGAAAGTCAAATACTTTTTTGCTGATAAGTCAGTTATTGTTGCACCAACAAAATCAATAACAATGCCAGATACATTTGTTTCTTTCACATTCAAAAAAGATATGTTTGAAAAACTAATGAAAGGTATTAACACATTAGGTTTACCTGATGTCGCAGTAATAGGTGATGGCACATCAATTAAAATGATTGCTACTGATAAGAAAAACAAATCATCTAATACTTATTCTGTGGATATCTGTGAATCTGATAAGAAATTTACAGCATACTTCAAGGCAGAAAACTTTAAAATGGTTACAGATGATTATGATGTTGCTTTATCATCACAAAAAATTAGTCATTTCGTGAATCGTACTAGACCAGTTAAATACTGGATTGCACTAGAACCAGATTCAACATTTTAAGTTTAACTAAATTGAGGTTTATATTATGTCCGACTTTTTGTGGGTTGAAAAATATCGCCCAAAGAAAATCAAAGATTGTATCTTACCCGAAGATACGAAGAAAACTTTTAGTGAGTTTTTAAAACAAGGGGAAATACCTAATCTATTATTATCAGGCACAGCCGGCACAGGTAAAACTACTGTTGCTCGTGCCTTATGTGAAGAATTAGGTGCAGACTATATTATTATAAATGGTTCTGATGAAGGCAGACAGATTGATACATTACGAACAAAGATTAAAAACTTTGCAAGTACTGTATCTCTAACAGAGGATGCCAATCATAAAGTAGTTATTATAGATGAGGCAGATTATACAAATGCTGAATCAGTACAACCTGCTTTAAGAAACTTCTTAGAAACATTTCATAGTAATTGTAGATTCATATTTACATGTAACTACAAAGCAAAACTTATCGAACCACTTCACAGTAGATGTACTGTTATTGACTTTAGAATCGTAAATGGTCAAAGAGTTAAAACAGCAACAGCATTTATGGAAAGATGTTCTAAAATATTAGAAGATGAAGAAGTACCTTTTGATAAGAAAATACTTGCAGAATTAATTCAAAAACATTATCCTGATTTCAGAAGGACAATAAATGAATTACAAAGATATTCTGTAAGAGGTAAAATTGATAGTGGTATTTTATTCTCTATGTCTGAAGTCAGTCATAAAGAATTGTTATCATCATTAAAAGAAAAAAGATTTAACGATATGAGAAAGTGGGTCGTACAAAATCTAGATAAAGAACCAGCGTTCTTGTTTAGAAGTATCTATGATGTACTTTACAAAGCGTTATCGCCAAACTCTATACCACAAGCAATATTAATAATCGCAGGTTATCAATACAAGGCAGCTTTTGTTGCAGACCAAGAGATTAATATGGTTGCATGTCTAACAGAGATTATGGCAGGGTGTAAGTTTAAATAATGTATGAGTTAAAAGATTATTTAAATGCAATAAATTTTTCTAAAGAAAAACTTCTCGATACTGATGATACAGAGTGGGCAAAGAAATATCCACCCTTTGTTATCAACAAGTGTTTGTCTATGTTTTATGACTGTATTGCACAGGCAAACGAAATGAATGGGTACCACTTCTTAGATAAAGATGTTCAATTTAATTTTTTCATAAATAGTATAAGAAAAAAGAAGCGATTTGGTGGTAAGTGGCTAAAACAAAATGTTTTAAAAGATGTAGATTATGTCAAAGAATATTATGATTATAGCAACGAAAAGGCAAGAGAGGCCTTATCAATACTAACTAAAGAGCAGATTGAATTAATCAAATTATCTATTGATAAGGGTGGGAGAAAGAGAAGATGAATGATGAGATAGAATGGAATCAAGATAACATGCTCGAAGTTACAATCAAACAACCTGATGATTTTTTAAAAGTAAGAGAAACTTTAACAAGAATAGGTGTTGCAAGTCGTAAAGACAAAACACTATATCAGTCATGTCATATACTACACAAACAAGGAAAGTATTATATTGTACACTTCAAAGAATTATTTGCATTAGATGGCAAGACAGCAACATTATCAGAGAATGATATACAAAGAAGAAACACAATATCTATATTGTTGCAAGACTGGAATTTAATTGATATAGTACATAAACAAGAATCAGAAAATAAAGCACCACTAAGTCAGATAAAGGTTTTACCTTTTAAAGAAAAGAATGAGTGGACATTATCAGCAAAATACAACATAGGCAAAAAAGTAGAAGATGAAAGTACCTAGTTTTAATGAATTT